TCGCACATTGTTGGAGTACAGATATCTTGACCTCCTGGACTGGGATCAAATTGCGAACTTGATGGAAAAGCATCCTGACCACGTGAAGAAGAGAATGCACGGCGAAGCTCTTCTTCTTGTGAAAATACCCCGCGATGTCCCTACGATGTCCCCTTGATGTCCCTGCTTATATGTGATATAATAGCACCATGAAGTAGTGAATCAAGGCCCCGGCTGTCATGGCTGGGGCTTTTGCATTTAAATTTAGGTAGGTGGTGATATGTCGAGACCTCGCAGCCCGGAAAGCATCAAGGCCGAAAAACGGTATCGCGCGGGTGAAAAACTGGTAGATATAGCCCGAGCTCTTCAAGTGCCCGAAGGGACCGTGCGCCGCTGGAAGTCTATTCAAAAATGGGACGACGTTGAAATCGAGCGTTCGGAAACGAATGCGAACGTTTATGTTAACCGAACGGATGAAAGCGAGCGCTCGGAATCTGAAAAGCCTTTGGCTGCTATAGTTTCAATTGCGGAGGCAAGGGCCGAAAGAGACAAGGGCGGAAATCCGAAAACCAACACGCCACATCGTCAAGCGCGACCTGGAAACAATAACGCTGCCGGGAATAAAGGCGGGGCTGGCGGACCTCCTGGAAACAAGAAAGCCGTAACAACGGGCGAGTATGAGAGAATAGACTTTTCCACGCTAAGAGACGAAGCAGAAATTGCTTTGTACAACGAGCAAGTGGACAAGCAAGCCGAGGCGCGAAGGCTGATTGGTGCTGGGCGCGTTAGGCTATACAGGATGGGTAAGCGGATTGCATTCGCAGTGGACGAAGAGGATAGTGAAACCTTTTTGCTCAAGTCGGAAGAAGCCCTTACTCGTGTATCGGCAGAGCACCGTCAGACCATATTGGCATTGCACCGCATGGAAATAGAGGATGCAAAACGGGATGACGGAGATGCGCTGGAGCGGATACGAAAAAATATGTGCGAATGGGATGACAAACTGAACACCCCGGCCCCAAACAGGGAGATGCCTGAAGATGATTGATCCAGCGCCTTTTACGGAAAACCAGTGCAGCTATGCGGAAAAATGTAAGACATCTTGGTTTAATGTCGCGGAGGGAGGAAAGCGTGGTGGCAAAAACGTCTTACAGGTTGCTGCCTTTTGCAGGGAAATTGAATTCCATCCGAACAAGCTATACTTAATAGCGGGCGTGTCGGTTGCTACGGCAAGGCTGAATATCATGGACTGTGACGGCTTCGGGCTGCTGAGCCATTTCGAAGATCGCTGCGCTGTAGGTACATATCAAGACCGGGAATGCTTGTATATAATTACGCGGGACGGCAATAGGAAGATCGTCCTTGTGTCCGGCGGCGGAAAAAGCGGCGACGAGAAGCTGATCAAGGGAAATACCTACGGCATGGCATATGTCACGGAGGCAAACGAGTGCCATCCATCCTTCCTGAAGGAAGTGTTTGACCGCACGCTCTCCAGCCCGAGCAGGAAGATCTTTCATGACCTGAACCCGAAGGCAGAGGGGAACTGGTACTACAAGGACATCCTGGAGTTCCATGAGAAGCAGCAGGCTGCAAACAGTGCCTACGGGTATAACTATGGGCACTTCACGATTGCTGACAACCTGAGTGTCAGCGACGAGCAGCTTCGACAGGTTCTCGCAACGTACGACAAGGTAACGCTGTGGTATAAGCGCGACATACTGGGCCAGCGGAAACAGGCCGAAGGAATCATCTACGAATGCTTTGCAAGGGACCCAGAGGTTCATCTTGTAGATGCAGACAAGTACCTGCAAGACAAGATTATCATCGCAAACCTATCCGGGGCTGACTGGGGCAACAACACGGCGGCGAACACAAACATATGCGTTGCAGTCACCAGCGGATTCAAAGAGGTGGTTGTATACGACGAGATGTATTTGCGCAACAACACCGAGCTTGCCCACCGACTGAGCCCGGAAGACATCTACAACGGGAATATAGAAATCTTTCGCAGGGCAACCGGCCGGTACGGAAAGATGACGTGTTTTGCGGATAACGCGATAGAGTTCATGGTTGTTGGCCTGCATAACAAGGCAAGGCAGGAGCGCCTGCCGGTTGACGTGCAGATGTGCGTCAAGTATGAAATTATCAACCGCATTGTGCTCACGTGCTCACTCTTTGCGCAAGGGCGGCTGAAGATAGACCGCAGATGCAAGCACCTGATTGACGCGTTCAAGACGGCTATGTGGAACCCGAAAGAGCCGGATGCAAGACTTGACGATGGCACGACAAACATTGATAGCTTGGATGGATTTGAATACAGCATATGTTCAATCATGCGGAAGCTTGAGCAAGCTGGGAGGTGTAACGGATAAATGGCGGTAAACAAAGACGCGCTGACAAAGTTCCTTGCAGACAGGGGCTATGAAGTCAACAACAGCATGGACAGCTATATCGACCTTTGGAAGGGCTGGTACAAAGGCAAGGTGGAATCCTTTCATAGCTACAGGCTTTGGAACGGCGTGAAGTGGTTGAGCGAAGAAATGTTCAGCCTTCAGCTCGGGAAGACAACGCCGGAACAGCTTGCGAGCCTTTTGTTTAATGAAAAATGCTGGATCGCTATTGATGACGGCAGCGAAACGAGCGGCGGCGAGAAAGATGACGCGCTTGAAGCGCAGATCGCTGGCGTCACGGGAGAAAACCCGACAGCCGAATTTATACGGCAAGTATTCGATAAAAACGACCTGTACTTAAAGATCAATGAGATGCAAGAGCGAAAAAGCGCATACGGGACTGTTGCATATATACCGTACTTCGCGCATGGTCGGCTGAAGACGAACTTTGTATTTGCTGATGCGATGATACCGCTTAGCTGGGAAAATGGCTACATCTCCGAGCTTTGCATATACAGCCAGGAAACGACACGAGGAAAAGAGTATGTGTATGTTCAGCTGTTTATCCTGGAGGACCAGGCGAACGGATCGCCTGAAGACGGTAGGAAAACCTACGTAATCGAGAATATCCTGCTCGAAGAGAAAAAGGACAGAGCTGGAGGGGCAGCCACGTATTCAGCAGTTGACGACATATCAAGCGTCAGCACGTTCGAGGACGTGGAGCCGCTGATCCATACCGGTAGCGCGACAAAGCCCTTTGTGGTCGACAAGCTTGCTATCGCCAACAATATCGACCCAGATAACCCGCTTGGTCTTTCCTTGTTCGCCAATGCGATTGACGGAATGAAGATGTGCGACACCATCTTCGACAGCTATAACAATGAATTTGTGCTTGGGCGCAAGCGAATCATGGTCTCAGAGGAAGCCATGGGGAACATGGATGGGAATCCGACTTTCGACCCGGACGAGAAGGTATTCTATCAAGTGCCGGTGGGTGTATCCAAGGATAGCAGGCCTTTCGTGCAAGAGCTGGACATGAAGATACGTGCCGAAGAGCACAGGCAGGCCATGCAGGATGCGCTAAATACGTTTAGCTTCCAGTGTGGGCTCGGGGACAACTTCTTCAGGTATCAATCTGGGGGCTTGGTAACTGCCACGCAGGTTGTGAGCGAACAGAATGTGATGTTCAGGACACTACGGAAACACGAGATCAAGCTTGAATCTGTTCTTGTCGACCTGATCCGGCTATACATCGAGACCGGAATTCGTAACGGCCTGGGTGATGGAAAACTAAATCCAGACTGCAAGATAACAATAAAGTTTGATGATTCGATCATTGAGGACAAGGATCAAGAGGTCAAGCGGCGCATGGCAGAGGTCGCGGCGGGCTTATACGATCCAGCCGCCTACATGGCATGGCGGCACGGCACAACCAGAGGCGCTGCGCGAAAGCTTATGCCAGAGATGACTGCGGGTAATAACGAGGAGGGCATGCAATGACAGCAGATGAACAGAGGTGGCAATCAGAGGCAGATGTACGCACGTTGCAGGCGTACGCTGAAATCCAAAGCGACCCCGTTAGGATGGCAGCAGCGAAGAAAGTAATTGAAGCGCAAGCAGCTGCGCTAGACGCCTTTCTTGAAGGTTTTAGCGGAGATAATAGGCTATGATCGGCCCGGCCAGGCTTGAATCCCTGCCGGACGAAATGGCACGGATTCTTCGTGCCCTCCAGGAGTGGGGCATTCGGGACATTGCGAGTCGCATTGCCCGGGCAGGTGTGATAACCAGCACGGGAGAGTATACGCTGACAACGCTGATGGAGCAGGACGTCTTTCGGTCCGACTGGGCCCAAAAGATTGCTGAAACGTCAGGACTTACAGATGAACGGGTAGCAGAGCTTTTCCAGGAAGCTTCCAAGGCGAACTACATCTACGACAAAAGAGCCTTCGGTGCCTCCGGCGTTCCATTCGTCCCGTTCGAGGAGAACCTGTTTGTGCAGGGCTTCACCCGCAACATCATCGCCCAGACGCAAGGCACTTTCCAGAACATAACAAAGAGCATGGGCTTTGCGAGAAAGGTTGACGGGAAGATCGTCTTCGAGCCGCTGGCGCAGTTCTACCAAAAGGAGCTGAATCTTGCGACGACGAAAGTAGCATCCGGGATTCAAACCTTCGACGAAGCCGTCAAGGAGGCCGTGGTGCGTATGGCGGACAGCGGCATGCGCACCGTCTCATACAGCACCGGCCACGCCGACAGGATTGACGTAGCCGCAAGGCGGGCGACGCTGGCTGCGACGAGAGACCTGACTGAACGACAGTCGGAGTATAACGCGGACGCGCTGGGCCTGACCACATTCGAGTTCAGTTGGCATAGCGGCCACAGGCCGAGCCACGGATGGGGCGGCAGGCGATTCGATAGGCTCGGCG